AGGTCGTGAAAAATATAATAGAGCTACAGGTAGTCATTTAAAAGCACCACAACCAGAAGGTGGCGCTCGTAAAAGATCTTTCTGTGCAAGAATGTCTGGCATGCCAGGACCCATGAAAGACGAGAACGGCAAACCCACAAGAAAAGCAGCGTCACTAAGACGCTGGAAGTGCTAACTTACTTACGGTAACGTTTACCAACCCACCCTTCGGCAGCGAGAGGAAAATCGGGCGCCCATTGTGGCGGAGTGGTCATGATCTTAATGACCTCATCGAGTGCAACATCTTGTTTAGCTTCATCAACTAATATTAGGACCTCATCGTGGATACTGTTACACACACTATATCCTTTATCTTCAAGACTGAGCATAGCCATGGCAAGGAAATCCCTAGCGGTTCCTTGGACGGCACTCTGAAATATGGAGCTTCCGATAAGAACGTTCCTCGTCCACTTACGGGTAAATGTATTAAGTCCATGCACAGTAACAGCAAGCTTCTCAGCTCCCCAAGGCGTCATAACAGTTTCTAGTTCTGGCCTTTGCCAACATATTAATCTACCGCTCGGTAGACGCATCCACAAAGCCCCCTTGTCGTACTTCATCACCACCTTATTATTAGCCGCAATAGGTGTCGCCGGTGTCTGCACGGCCTCAATCGCCGCGTTCTCGCAAGCGTACCATAGTTCTTTTACTTTTGGATAGGACGCGCGATAATTATCTACGGCGCTCTTGGACTGTACCGGATTGAGTGACACACCCATACCCTTGGCGTACTCAACCAATCCCTTGGCGCCCTGTCCGAACATGCAACCAAGTACGGCGGATTTAGAGACTTGCCTTTGATCCTTAGTTACCTCTTCGTAAGGTACTCGGTACAATGACTGAGAGGCAAATACCTTGTACTCATCTAATCCTTGTCGGAAGAGCTCAACTTTGTCGTTTTGATTGGCGATCCATGACGCCACTCTATTTTCGATCGAGCTAAAATCGACGTCCACGAAGGTCTTAGCCATAGGAGCATGTATTGCACTTCGTACAAGCGAGGACAATTCTCGCATTGTACCAACTCGTTCCCTAAAGACGCTTGGAATCGCGACTGCAATCTCTTCATCGCTAAGTACGGGACGCGCAATATTTTGCAAATTAAGTCCACCGCGAGAAGCCCAACGGCCAGTACTCGCGCCATGATAGACCAATGTATTTCGTATTCTTCCTTCATTTTGTATCTCCAACATTTTAGCGTACTTAGCCACGCTAGTTTGGCTTCCTTCTTGTCTTAATTCTAAAACCCTATTAATAGTAGAGATTTTGTAAACATCTTTCAAGGCCTCAGAAACTGTTTCGGCAGTCAAGTCTTTTAAGTTAGCCCCATGCTCATTTAGCCATTTTAATAATTTGGCTCGTTCTGATGGTTTGCACCCAGTGAGCGCTAGTGTTTCTTGATCAATTTGGGCTTGAGCGTTTTCTACGGCCTTAACCGCATTTTCCAACTCACAAGGATCGACGGGAACACCCCTAATATTAATACGCTGGGTCAACTCCCATATCTTTTGTTCTGATGCGTCCAGGGGTCTTAGCAAACGCCCTATGGCCATCTCTGTCTTAACGTCCTGGCGACAGTACTCAAACAGCTGATTTATAAGTTCGGGGTCTTTATTAAATCCGTCTTTGTATGGTTTGCATAGTTTCTGAATAAGACGCTTACCAATAGGATCTTTTTTATATTCGGCATCTATAAATGTGCCAGCGTCATCTAAGCTTTGTGGAATATTATTGGCCGCAGCTATGGCCATGGTGTCAATACATTGTTCTAATTTTAGTGGTGGCCAGCCGTACTTAGGCACACAGACGCAGTTCCAGATGGCATACTCGAACATGGCGTTCCATGCTTGGATTTTGCCACCGTTGTTTACGTGGTCTAATAGTTTGGATAAGAAATGCCCGTAGTGTGGGTTATTAACTTGGTCAGTTACTAACACATCGTTAGGTTCGGTGCCGAACGCAATACACAACACTTCTGTTGAGGGATCGTTGGCGTATACATCCAGCCCTCTATCTTTCAGATCAATCGCTGATCTAGTTTCAAAGTCAATACTATAGATCATTTATCCTTGTCTTCCATGTTCAAATCTTGCAGATTTAGCTTTATTACAAGCATGTTCAATAATTTGAGCATATTGTTCACAATTATGTGTAAAAAAATTATCGTATTCATCCCACCAAAGTCTGTCTTTATAACAATTTAATGCGTATCCACTTCTATCAAAAGAATCATTTATTTTTATTTTTTCATTATTTTTAATTTTTTCTAAAAGTACTTGATAGTAATCTTCTTCTTCATAATCTATATAAAATGCTTCTTTCCAAGTATTATACATTTTAGGTTCTGGAACTCCATCTAATATAATAAGATCAGAACCACATTCGTCTTGAAATTTTATTATTTTTAAAAGTTCTTCTTTAGTTATATCTTTTAAACTAGATTTAACTTCAAACCATTCATAATAATTGCCATAATCTACTTTAAAATCTGGTAAGTATTTTGTACCATCTTTTAATTCAAATCCTTCTGGTTCATATTCCCATTTTAATCCCATAGTATCAAAAAATACGGCCCATCTAGCCTCAAGACGAGATCTAAAATGATATCCTTTGTATTTAGTTTGTATTACTTTCATTATTAATCTTTCCAATATTTAGAATCATATTCATCTCGCAATACTGCTGACCATCGATCAACAGCATCATCAGAGTCATAGTGTAATCCCTCGTTGCCATTTTGTCCAATAATATCGATACGAGACTTTTTAGGTTTACCAAAAATGCGTTCAAAATTGGCTTCGAATTTTTCTAAATCTGTGGGTCTTTGTTTATCACCTTTGCCTGCTTCACTTACCATTTTGATTCTCCATTTTTGTTATTTTCTTTTTAAGCCAAAGATAATCAGCCATTGCATCACCTTTACCTTTATCATACCAGTTCAATGCTTGTTTGCTAAATAATTTTCTAACAATCCAAGGTAAACTCATATGGAATTCTAACATACTTAATTCAAGCTTTCCTTCTATCAGATTCATTTTTTGTTTTTTAGTGAGTTTCATTTCCAAAATCCTCTTCTGTTAATATGGGTTGATCTTTTTTAGCATCTTTTAACATCATTTCTAATACTCTAATAATTTCTTCAGGATTATCGCCTATCACTTCATCTCTTTCACTAAAAGCCATTAATTCGCCTGTTTCTCTATAAAAGACTTCATTTAATCCATAATATATTTCTTTTGTTTTAGGGCAAATTCGTTTAATGATCCTATAGTTCCAAGTCATTTTGTATATTCCCTTACCTTTTTAAATACTTCTCGTCTATCACTAAATTTAATCTTACCTTGTATTTCTACAGGATAAAAAAATGCAGTCCAGCCGTGATTAGCATGAAATGTTCCTGTTACTTTTTTACCGTTAATGGTATCAAAATAAATCCAGGGATAATTGGCCGCAAAGGTTACATTTATACCTATCTTTTCAAGTCTGGTTTTAAATGTTGATAATCTATCAGTCATTCCTTATCCTTATCCTTATCTTTATTCATAGTATGGATATGTTTTTCTTTTGGTATGGTAAAAATTTCAATAGGGATATCTTTTCTTTTATAAGCATTGTCACGACCTAATTTATATCCAGCTATCCATGCCTGCCACATCTTTTCATCGTCATATTTTAATTCACACATACTAGGACTTTGTAAAAATACTCTTTCATACCACCATGTAAACTCTTCGTTTAATTCAGGTTTCATTTCTTTAGGTTGTGGTTTAATGCGGTATTCCCAATGAGTTGCATCCCAAATTGGAGTTTCAACATATTGCCATTCTTCATTTTCATCAGATACCCATTTAGCTTCAATCTTTTTACCTTCAGCCCATGCTTTTATTTCTTTATGCCATTTATGTTGTTTCATTTTAATCTCCTAATCATTTTTTATATATCCAATTAGGATCCCACATATCGCGATAGGGATCATCTTTATAAAAGTCTTGCTTCATCATCTCTTCAAATTTCTTTTGCTTTTCCGGCGATAAGGCAGAAGAATATTTAGTAACATTTACTTTTTTATATAAGTATTCTACTGCATTAGCTGTTATTGTAATAGGGCTAATATCTGCTGCATCCATATTAATCTCCAAATAAAAAGAGGCTCCAAACTACAGAGCCCCCCACTTCACCACCACGATGAAATTGTTTAGCTGTAAATTCCATTATATTTCACAAACGCCGCTCACGCAAGCTAACATTTGTGCACCCTCTACATTGTCAGTTAATTCTTGGAATTTAGTCCAATCAATCACAGGCATAGAGGTTTTTAATGTATTGTAATCTTCTTCTGAGCATTCTTCATAAGGCGCTTGTTTATAAGTGTGTTCAGAATATGGTAAGAATGAAACTCCACTAATTTCGTCAAAGTGATTCCATACCCATGCACCGACACTGGGCCAATCTTTTTCTTCGACCGATATTGTAACAGAAGGTTTGTGTTCGCACCACTCTTTTTGATAGGTCAACCATAATTCTAGGTGATCTATGGGTGTAACATCTGCCCTTGTTAATCCGTCTGGCGCTTTTTGAGGGAAGCTGAATACTGTCGTTTGCGTCGGTTTATATACGCAGTCTTCGCTAGGAATGCCCTGTTCCACAAGGAAGGTTGTAAGTGGATCTTTTTTGTCGCCACGTACTCTTCTGATATAGAATTTAGAATGTCTTGGATGGATTCCTGACGCAGAGTCAACAAGTTGAGAGACTGTTCCA